AGAATATTCAACAATGGATTTAAGACGATGAACAATGTTACTAAAGAAAGTTTTTTTGAAGCAACCTTTAAAACAATAGAAGAATTTGACAATGCAGAAATAGCTGCAAAGTCGGATGTCAGCAATAATGCTGAGCTTAAAATTACTGATATTAAATTAGATAAGTCAGTAATTAAACTTAAACAAAGGACAGATAGGGATGCCGAAAAGTAATAGTCTGTTAAGAAGATATGATAAACTTAATAAGCTACACAAGGAGATTATGCAGAAACCAAAAAATAATGTTGGTCAATGTGTTCACTCACTACAAGCTTTTAAAAAGTATATTAAAACTTACAGACAAATTGTTGGTGTGGAAAATGGCGATGCCAGTTTCAGATACACACAATTGTAGTTACTAACTTAAAAGTTGCAATAAATCGTAGGCTAGGAGTCTGCCCAAAACAAAGGAGAGAGAAAATGCCAAGACAATATAACCATGTAGTCAAAACTGAGTTTGACACAATTCTAAATAAAGCTATCGGAAAAAAAATTAAAGAAGCAAGACTTAATACAATTGTAAATGTGGAATGTGTTCAGGATGATAAAAAAATAAACTTTCCAATGAAAAAAGTAATTACGCAAACTAAATTAGCAAATGCTTTAAAACCACCAAAAACTTTTCAACAAATACAAAAGTATGAAAAAGGAAAGAATGGAGTCTCAACAATTATATTATTACAAATAAGTAAATTTTTTAATAAGCCACTTGATTATTTTACAAGTGAAGCAGCAGAATTAGTTGGTCAATATGAGCCACCAATTAATAGTTCTAATAAAGATAGAGATTGCTCCCTATCTCAGGAACTTTAATAAGTGCTTATTACATCGTTATTCCCTAATGATGTAAGTGATTGTGGGTGCTTTGTAACCATCCACTTTAGTTAGTGTAGAGGGTAGGTTTGTTAGTCATCTCCCTACCCTCAACAAAATATGAATTTAAATAATTATTATTGTGTATTTAAAAAAGGTTTACCCATAGAGTTTTGCGATAAAGTAATATCTTTAGCTGCCAATCAAAATAGAAATAAAGCTTCTGTATCAAACAAAGATAATACTAAACGAATATCTAATATTACCTGGCTAGATGAGTCATGGATTTATGAAACTTTAAAACCTTATATTAATAAAGCTAATCAAGATTGTGGTTGGAACTTACAATGGGATTATACTGAAAAAGCACAATTCACAGAATATGAAAAAGACCAATATTATAAATGGCATATAGATCAGCTTGATAAACCTTATAGTGAGAGGTTTGGCAAAGACTATCAAGGTAAGATAAGAAAGCTATCAGTAACTATTAGCTTATCCAATTCAGAAGATTATGATGGTGGTAGNTTAGAATTTTATACAAGTACACCTTATNAAAAAAAAATTATTAGTTGCGATCAAATATTAGATAAAGGTTCTTTAGTTATATTTCCCTCTTTTATTTGGCATCAAATAACACCTGTAACAAAAGGCACTAGAAAAAGTTTAGTGCTGTGGAACTTAGGCAACCCATATAAATAATGTTTTTTATAATACATAAACCAAAAGATAAATTTACTTCATATACTAATGTAATTTTTTCAACAGAAGAAGAAGCTAAAGAGTTTGGCAAAAAATGTATTAAGAAAAAAATAGAATGGGATGTAGTCCTCTATGATAAAGAGAACTACGATAAGTATTGGTATAAATAATTAATTAGTAATTAAGTAATGAGCTATTAAACAAAGCTCAATTATTATTAAAGTTTCTATCATATTAATCCTTAAACTGATTGTTTAACCAATCGCTTTTTTCTTTTTCCATTTCAGTATTAGCATAAGGTTTGATGTAAGTTCTTCTAACAAAGTTTACATCGTCATCACCTAAAGCATCTGCTAGGTCTTGTGGATCTGTGTACTTCTTTTTCCATGCCCAATATGTTGCCATAAAGTGTCTGAAAAAATAACACTTTCTGTTATAGGGTAGTTGTACCCCAAAACTCTTTAGAGCCTTGTCTAATGCCTTTATAAGAGTTTCTAAAGCTATGTATTTGCCATCCTTATTAAGAAACAAGCTTGTCTGAGTTTCTGGTAGTTTATTTAAGTGTTCCTGGATTTTATCTTTAAGACCAGATGATATTGCTAGATCCCTAGTTTTTTTGTTTTTAGTTTTGCCAAGACTACCATCTCTTTTAACTGCATAAGCAATAGTAAGATAAGGTTGATTAGATTTAAACTTTAATTCTGATTTAGTTAAACCTCTAATCTCACTTGGTCTTGCAGCAGTTTGTAACATGATATGAAACATCAATTTAATATCATCTCTTTTGATATGATTGATTAATTGCTGAACCTTATCTAATGACCAATTCTCAAAGTCTAGCTTATCAAACTTTCTTTGCTCAATAACAATATCTGCAAGATAGTCTATATCTTTACACACATTTCTCTGCACCTTATCTTGAGATGCTGAGTAATCTAGGATAGCACTAAGTACATTAAATATTTTAGATAATGTTTTAGCATTAATAGATCCTTTACTTTCAAGATGTGCAACAAAAGCTTTGATAGAGTCTTTGTTGATTAACCTTGCGTCTTGGTTTTTAAAGTAAGGCAAGATGTGATAAGTAGCCATAGAGTTATAATCTCTGACACAACTCTTAGATGGTTTGCCATATTCTTTTTCTTTATATTGCTGACGATCTAACCATAACTTATGTGAGTCTTCTATACTCCAAAAGTTAAAATCAATAATTTTAAAACCATCCTTTTCAACTTTCTTAACTACTAAAGGTTTAAGAGTCTTTAGGTTTTTATTGGTGATAAACTTAATCTTATTGTCAGCACCCTTGTATTGAAAACGATATTTGGTCTTACCATTAATTTGAACTGACGATATATTATTGTACTCTAGTTTTTCTTTAGACATTATCCTCTCTCCATTTCTAACTCTAAATCTAAGTCTGATTTATGTAAGCTTTTTACATCACATTGATTTTTAACATTTGACCATTTTGTAAAAAGTGCATTACCATTTTTTAAATGCACAGATATATTATCAATTGAACTATCAATATTAACAAAATGGATAGTGCTGATATTTATTGGTTTAACATTTTGAAAAAATTCCAAAACATTAAATTTGTTTTTGTGTACTTGGTCTGACATATTCTCTCCTCTATGTTAGTTATCATTTAGTTATACATAGATTATAGCTGAGATTAAGTGCCTTATCAACAGTCATTTTACCTTATCTATCAATCATTTTAACTACTGATGCTAGGAATATAAAAAAAATATAGAATTGATCGGTATAGATTCGGTATATATTTTTTTGTTTTGACCAAAAAAAAAGGTGGGCTATATATCTTAATTGATATATAACCCACTAATTGTTTAAAAACTTTTGATCCTCGGTAGCTCAGTTGGTAGAGCAGTTGACTGTTAATCAAGTAGCCCACCCCAAAAACTATTGCCATACTTAATATTTTAAAAAAAAGTATATAGATCGGTATATTTTTTATATTGTTGCTCATCTCTTAAACACTAACTCTATGTTAAGTAAATGATAACACAATCTAAACTTTATACCACTTAAAATATTTTACCCACCACTATCCCTGCAAGTCAAATGACTCACATCTGATCTAAAGAGATCAAACCTATTCTGTTATTTTCTTTTTCTTTTTTTTACTTTCTTGGCAGTCTTAGCTGCACTTTTAAAATTTGCTGCTGATGGCGAACCTTTAGATCCTACTTTTCTCATTCGTTCACCTGAACCTGCTTTAATTCTTTTTCTTTTTGCATGGATGTTTGCGTACAATCCTTTTCTTTTTGCCATTGTTTCTTTTCCTTTTCTATTAGTTTTTTAAAGTCATCCTTTTTCATACAATCGTAATGTGCTTTTTCCCCACCATAGAAAGCTACGAAAGATTCTGTGTTTACCATTTCGGCTTGGCAAAATTTACACTTACCAATATCAATAACTATTATACTTGGTTTCTTCCAAATTTTTTTTGCTGACATTATCTCCAGGCTTTTCTTGACCAATAGTTTGCAGACAAAGTTTTTTGTCCTTTAGTTTTTATCCCACCTGATCTTGCAAGATAACTTTTTCTAGCTTTAGGATTGTTCTTTCGGATCTTCATATTAGGATCACCAAAAGTAACTTTATTAACTTTACCTGTTTTATTATTCTTAACATAGACTCCACTTTTTTTTGACTTACCTGGTGGTAATCTAAATGGTTTGTTAAGTGTTACTTTTCTACCTTGATACTCTGCCATTATGTATTAACCTTTACAGTTTCTTCACAAACAAATTTCATATAAGCACCTTGTTTATTTACAAATTCTCTACTCATACCAGAAATCATTTTGTGTGAAAAATCATAACCAAACGAAACACAATCGTAATGGTCTTGAAAATTATCTAATGGTAGTGGAACTTGTTGGCACTTGTTACCCTCTATTGTTGAGCAGATCACCATGATTAAAATAAAATCCATTAATCTTCTTTCTTTTTAATTTTGTGTATTTCATCTTCTAAATTTGTAATTTTTTTATTAGCATCTTCTAAGTCTTGAGCTGAATGTTCTAACTTCTGCAAACATCTTTTATTAGCACTATCCTTAGATTTACCAGCATCTTGTAGCTCAGCTACTTCTTGCTTTAAGATACGAACTTGTTCTTTATACTCATTGATCAGTTCTGAATTTTCTGACATCAATTATTTTTTGTTGTTCCTAAATACTTGAGTTCCCTTAATTCCAAAAATACTAGCCACTACTAAAATCCAGAGATTAGTGAACCATGATGGAAGTGCTGCAAAATGTTCAAAGAAAATATTTACTTTGTCCATAGCTTCTGGATCATCTGACCATACTGCCCATCCCAAAATTATTATGGGAAAACTTAGAATTAGCAAACAGAACTCATCTTTGTAATCGTTCTGTCTAGCTTCTAATAATTTACCTTGATACTCTGTTTCACCTTTAGCCATCTTAGATGCTGCCATGTGTTGAGCATCTGCCATAGCCATTTTAGTTTCTTGTTTCTTTTTGTATATATGAGTACCAGCATTTAAAGCCAGTTTGATTGCACTAAACCACATAATGTTCTCCTATAATTTTGCTGATTGCATTTTTTTAGAAAGTTTATTTGCTCTGTTTGATGTTTGCTTTGCCCAAAGCGATGAAAGCATCTGGAAAGCAGCTTCTCCATAATCTTCATTATCAAGAGCTTTCCACATATTCTTAAACTTAGAAACTCCACCCTCACCAATTTGATACACCATATTAATTATAACTTCTTTAGCTGTATTGTTAATTGGTCTGTCAGCTATGAGTCTTTCTGCTGCATCTAAAGTTCTTTGAAAGTCTTTTTCAAAAACAGTTTCACCCTCTGCTTTTGTATATTCTATTCCATGTTCATAATCATCTTCAGGTGTTATTTTATGACCATAGAATATGGTATCAAATCCCTCTGAGCATTTGTAAATTTTATTTACATAACCCTCACAAGCTTTTATTTCTTCTTTAACTTCTTCGTACATATACAATCCTCACAAGTACAAACATCACCATCCCAATGATGCAGATGAAGCTCTGCTTTACAATGACATTGGCAATTGCAATTTTTACACTTTTTTTTTCTTTTTGGTTTTGGATAATCAAAAGTTAATACATCATTTAACTTTGCATTAAGTTTATCAAACCATCCAAATATATCCCCTAATAATTTATCAATCATTCTAATATAAGTTTCTTGATTGACTGAGAGCCATCTATATTAGTTTCAAGTTCTGCTTTAGATTTAATACATCTATACTCAACAGAGTTAGATATATTTCTATTTGCAACCCTTTTACCTTTAAGACATGAGCTTAAATCTGGTTGTAATCTTGCTTCTTTAATTTCGTTATTGACTAGCATTAATAAAGCTATGACCATTTGCTCCATTAATGATCTCCATTTAATTTTTTTTGTAACATATCCACTTGTTCTTTAATGTGATCTATGTTGACTTTATTATATCTTGATGCGTTTATTTCTTTTTCAATAGATTCAATCTGACCAGATAGATGCTCTATAAGCATATACATCTCTAAGTTCTTTGGCTCTTGCTCTGCTTTTTTGAGAAGATCAGCTTGAAATAATGTATCTGCTGTTTCTAATCTGTTAAGTCTTTCAACAATACCAAAGTATGCCCATACTGAAATTGCTACTGCAAATATTGTTAAACCTAAAGTTTTAAAATCTGTTGTTATTTTTGTTTGTTCTGTAAT